CAATTTAAATCTGTACCTGATCTGGAAAATATAATCCCTTTCCCTTACTGCCCTTACTGTGGTATAAAACTTCCTAAGGTATCTGTATGAAACCTAAACCTAAACTCAAAACTAAATTCTGCTGGCAATGTGGAAAGAAGTTGTACGGTAAACATGTTAAAAAACTTTTCTATATTCCTAATAAAGCAGAAATAAATCTTCACGTATGCTGTGCTACAAGATTGCTTAAAGATGAAAGTACAAATTTTACAGAGGTATCTGTATGAAACTAGAAACTCCTGAAATTCCCCTCTCCTCAATTGAACTTGGTTCACGCTATCGCGATGACTATGGGGATATTCCTCAACTAATCCACAGCATCAAAAAGAATGGACTAATCACACCTATCGCCGTAGGTGTAGCTGACAAGATCAACATCCCTCGTACCACAAACCTTCCTTACATCCTCTTGGCTGGTGGGCGCAGGATAAAGGCCCTCACTGAGATGGGCTGGACTATGATTCCTGTCCGAATCTACGACCAACCTATCTCCATCCTAGACCTTCGTTCTATTGAGTTGGCCGAGAATTTCGACCGTAAGGAAATGACCTACCCAGAACAGCTCGCCCTGATGAAAGAGATAGATGATCTCCAAACTGCAATTCATGGTCCTAAGATTGCTCGTAGTGCGGGTGCTCCTGGTTGGAGTCAAGCTGATACAGCCAAACTTCTTAAAAAATCTCCTGCCTCCGTAACTATAGATCTTCAGTTGGCCCGTGCAATTGAAGATCATCCTGAACTCCAACTGGACAAATGTAAGAATAAGGCCGAAGCACTTAAACGCCTTAAGAATGTCACAAAGATTGTCACCAACAGTCTTCAAGCCCAAACCTACACCAAATCTGTAAATGGCACAGGTTCCTCCGACCAACTGTTCCGTAAGCTCTGTTCCAACTACATCATTGCTGACTGTCGCACAGTTATGAAATCTATGCCTTCCAACTCACTTAACTTTATTGAAATAGATCCTCCTTACGCAATCGACCTACCTTCTGTCAAATCAGATAACGAATGTATCGGATATAATGAGGTGAAGGTTAAGGATTATGAACCCCTCATGACACATGTCCTCAAGGAATCCTATCGTCTGTTGAAGGACGGCTCATGGATGATTGTCTGGTTCGCTGCCGACCCTTGGTTCCAACCTATGTCTGAGTGGATCAGGAGTGCTGGTTTCAAGATGAACCTCATCCCTGGAATCTGGACTAAACCTAACGGTCAAACTGCACAACCTGAGACATACTTGGGAAACTCTTATGAAATGTTCTTCTACGCCCGTAAGGGTAAGGCACGTCTACAAAAACCTGGACGCTCTAACATCTTTGATTTCAAACCTGTGAATCCATCCCTCAAATATCACCCGACACAACGTCCCTTAGACCTCATGAAGGAAGTCTACTCTACCTTCGCCTCCCCTAACTCCAACGGTTACATCCCTTTTCTTGGTTCAGGAGTAGGGCTCCTAACTGCACATGACCTTAGTATGAATATGATAGGCACTGACCTTACGCAAACATTTAAGGATGGGTACATCTTGGAAATCAAAAAGTTAACCGGAGCTAACTAAAATGACTATAGCATTTTTTGATACAGAAACCCATAAAGACTGGGTATGCCAACTCGCTGTCCTCATCACTGATGATCTTGGTAACGAAATTAATACCTTCTCATCACTCATTCACTCAGATGGGCGTGAACTTTGTATGAAATACTGTTACCCTGTTCACGGAATTTCTCGTGAGAAAAGTGACACCTACGGAATCCATTATTCCTCCGCCCTAGATATTGCTGGAGAACTTCTCAGCCTAGCTGACACAATCGTGGCCCATAACTTCTCCTTTGATGAGCGCTTCTTACGTATGACTGCTTATGATTGTGGCCCTGACACACTTGCACAAGTTGTTGAACTATTCAAATCTCGCAACTGTATCTGCACCATGCAGGAGAGTAAATCTTTCTGTGGACTTAAAAATGTTAAAGGTCAGCCTAAACCTCCCAAACTTACTGAACTCTACAGTATCCTGTTTGATGAGGAATTCGATGGTCATGATGCACTTAAGGACACTAGAGCTACAGCTCGTTGTTTCTTTGAACTTCGTAAACTCGGCATACTTTAAATGATCCTCACAATTGCTCAGCTAGGCATCACCATCTTTGGCCTCACTGGCTTCCTCATGGTTACACGTGAAACCTATAAGTCCCAAGTACTCGGTGTAATCTGTGGTCTCCTAGCCAACCCCTTCTGGTGGATGATGGTGATAACTACTGAGCAATACATCTCAATCCCTGTACACTTATGCTACACCTATGGATGGATTCGTAAGGCTGTAGTACTTTATAAAAATAGATCTGGAGCATTGTTATGAAAAATTTATCATTACGTGGTAGAGATTGGAGAGACTTTGCAATCGAAGTAGGGCATCATATAGATAATTACACAACTAAACAATACGGAGATAAGGGTGAGGATCAATGTACCGACTTTACAATCCAGGACTTCCTTACCCAAATCAAGAAGTACTGTAACCGTTGCGGGAAGAATGCGCGACTAGGTCAAGACAAGTTGGATATGATGAAGATTGCACATTACGCGCAGATGGCATACGATAAACTCGAAAAGGAATAAATGGTATTCCTACGTTAAATAATTCAACACAGCAACCACCCAATGCGGGAACCCATATGCATAAAACAAAAGCAACCTACGTTCATCCTTCAGGCAACCCTCTCACAGCCAAATACATTATTGTAGGCACTGTTCCAGACAAACTGGACATAATCAAAGGTAAACCGTTCTCTGGCTACGACGGAACTGAACTTACTGAGGACCTCCATAAGGCAGGAATCAGTAGGGGTGACTGCTACTTCACGTATGTAGTGAAGGATGCAGATAGACCTTTGGCCTTCTACATAAAACCTCAGTTTAGAAACAAAACAATCACTGGATACACCATCACTGAAGAGGGCCAGAAATATGTAAACCTCCTCGCAACTGAATTATCCAAATGTACTGCTTCCAATGTTATAATAGCATTAGGAGATGTACCCCTTTTCATTTTAGGTGACAGACAGGGAATTATGAAGTGGAGAGGATCAGTCATCAGACCTACTCTGATGGATGGAAAGAATCTTATTGGTGCAGTTGATCCCAAAACTATCACTGGAGAGTGGGGGAATTATGGCAACTTTAAAAATCGAAGATTGCTCATCATCGACCTTATTAGAGCTAAGAAAGTGGCTCTTGGAGAATGGAACTGTATACCACGTTCCATCACTATTAGACCAAGTTTCAATCAATGCCTACTCTTCCTTAGGGCCTGTGAACAGTACGGACTCCTAGGTAACATCATCTTTTACGATATCGAAGTTGATATGTTTAACGGGGAAATGACCTGTATCTCTTTGGCCTTCACCCCATCCGATGTAATCTCCATCCCGTTCACATGTGAGCAGGGGGACTACTTCACACTCCCTCAGGAGATTGAAATCCTACAATTTATTGCTAGGATTTTGGAGAATTCTGATATTGAAATAGGTGGACAAAACCTCAGTTTCGACTCCAACTATCTAATGAGGAAGTACGGTATATGTGTTACCTCGATGCATGACACGATGGTGGCACAGAAGACACTCCTTCCAGATTACCCAGTCGGATTACATTTTATCTGCTCCACCTACACCGACATCCCTTACTACAAGGACGATGGAAAGTATTGGATTAAGGGACAAATCGGAACTTATGAAATGTTCTGGAAATATAATGCAATGGATTCAGTGGTATGTGCAGATGCATTTCCAAAACAACTGGAGGCCTTGAAGAAGCAGGGTAACTACTCAACATACTTGAGGAAGGTGCGTAGTATTCCGGCCTACGTATACATTATGGAGCACGGGATTAAAATTAATCTGGAGACAATGGTTGCTACTTATGACAAACTTAACAGAGATGCCCAGAGAGTCCTCGGAGAATTGGAAGGAATTGCTGGAATTCCTCTCAATCCGAATTCTCCAAAGCAAATCGCGGCCTATTTCTATGACACGAAGAGACTTCCAGCATATAAATCAAAGTCGGGTGGCCGAAGCACAGATGAGAAAGCTCTCAAGCGAATCTCCCGGAAGGGATTCAAAGAAGCCAAGCTCATCCTCAAATACCGTCACCTTATCAAAACTGCCTCGACATTTCTCAACCCTGCCAAAGTGGATACTGATGGACGAATGCGGTGCTCATACAATCCTGTGGGAACACGTTATGCCCGCGCCTCCTCCTCCGAAAACATTTTCGGCACAGGAAATAATCTCCAAAATCAACCCCACGAAGTACTTACCCACTTCGAAGCAGATGAGAACTATGTCTTTTATGGCCTCGACCTCAGCCAGGCTGAAAACAGGATCGTCGCTATGGTCGGACGCATCTCGCAGATGATTGAGTGTTTTGAAACAAAGAAAGACGTTCACAGTTTGGTCGCCACTATCATGGCCAACCTGTACTATGGAGGAAAATTACCTGTGGGATTTGATCCCAAGAAGACATTGGCCCCTATTGGTGACGGCACTAAGTGTTGGCGTGACTGGGGAAAAAAGACAGGACATGCAGCTAATTACAACATAACTTATAAGACCTTGTCTTTGTATAATGAAATCCCTGAACGTGACGGTAAGACCATATTGGAGATTTACCACAAAGCTTTTCCTGGAGTCCGAGGAGGCTACCATGCTTACATCCAACAATGCATTAATAAGAACCGAACCCTCAGAAACCTCATGGGACGAGTTACTCTTTTCACTGATAAACTCGACGAGTCCCTTTATACTGAAGCTTATGCCTGCATACCGCAGGGTACCGTTGGAGACGTTATTGATGAGCGGGGGCTCAATTTCATTTACTATAACACAAATCCCTTATTCAAACTTGTGGAGTTGTTGATTCAGGTGCATGATCAGATAGGATTTCAAATCCCTACCCCCTATCATCCAACCCGTCCTGTGCCATGGGAAGATCATAACACCATTCTTCAAATGGTGAAGGGGTCGTTGGAGACTCCCCTGTATACTCATTACAAATACAAATTCACTATACCAGTTGACATTACAATAGGGATATCTTTGAATAAAGATTTGGGAAGGGACTTAAAACAGTTTGACCACCGTACGTTGGAGAGCTGTTACGAAGACTTGTTTTATACAAAGAGGGAGAATTCTCATTACTTAATTGAGGAGGCTAAGATATGAAAAGATCACGTAGAATCTGGTCAAATATGAAGCAGCGTTGTAATAATTCAAAACATACTAGCTATAGACACTATGGTGGCAGAGGTATCACTTACTGTAAAGAATGGGAAGTATTTGAAAACTTCTTTAATGATATGGGGCTTTGTCCTAAAGGACTTACATTAGAACGTATAGATAATAATAAAGGCTATAGTAAAGATAACTGTAAATGGGCAACATATATAGAACAAGCTAACAATAGACGTGCTCATAATGAGATTCCATATAATAATGCCTATGATAAATATTTAGATTATAGACATGAATATTTTTTTGAAAGGCTACATAAAATATTTATGTACTATCATACAGGAGTACATATACAAACTATTATGGATATATGCGAATGTACTGAAGAAGAAATATTAGAATATATTAATATTGCAAGAACACTTTTTAAAGTGCCCGAGAAAGAAGTTGAAGGTAGTACATATATAGTAGTAAAATTTAGTGAAATTTTAAAAGGTCCTATAGCACCTGATATTAAATGGTTAAGTCCTGAAATTGAACAACTTTGTAGACCTACTAGTGGAGAGTAAAATGCTACATTCAATAATTCAACACAGCACAGCAGGTGCCACTAATGGCTGATCGCAAACTCACTAACTGGCTCGACGCCTATCTCGACTACACCTATGAATCCGAACCCCCTGAAAT